TCGGTAAAGAGGCTGATCAAAATAGCCGTCTCCAAATCATTACCGCTGATTAAATCGCCCAACCCGGGCTGCCAATCGCCTAACGATTGCCCGCCATTCCAGATCGTTGTGATATCGGTCATTGCACTTGCCCCCCAGGCGGTTGACTGGTAACCGTTGAACCGCCGGTTTGTACGTTTTGCACCTGGTGATTGTGCTGGTTATAAGCATCACGCAGATTTTTCAGCGTCGCGGTATTGCCGCCGTTGGCATTGTCGATAATGTCGCCGGACACCTTGAGCACCGGCGTATTCATCTGCACGCCGGTGGCGGCGTTGATGATCACGGTGGTCGCATTGTTAACCGTGACCGGTTGATTATTGGCATTGATGACGATACCGGACTGCATCAGTTTTATGGTTTGTCCCCATTGTGAATACAGCAGGGTTTCGCCCGGATTTAACCCGGTAGGCCGATAACTCTGGTGATTTGAAGCAATGATCACCGCATTTGACCGATCCCCGCCTAAAAAGCCGATAATCACATCGGTACCGGCCGGTAGTCCTGAAGAAAAGCCGAATTCCGCCAACCGTACGGTATTGTCGCGGACTTCCATCGGCGTTTGGTATTGAATCATTTGCGTCACACCGGTATCCGTCATCGATGTCACCCGGCCAATGCCCAGCAACATTCTGACCTGCCGGTACAGCCGGGATAGCTGGCCGCTTACGTCTGTCATCCTGATATCTCCGGGGATTATTGATAAGACTGATAGGGTTTTACGATAAATGACTCAGGCGGCATCAGGACCATGTGGGCGGTAGTGCCTTGATCATTTTTGAGAAAAGTGACCTCTGACAGCAACCAGAGCGCATTTTGCAGTCCGAAAACCGGAATGGTGATGGGTATCAAGGTATTAGGGGCCCACAATTGATTGGCGCTGTCGCGCCAGCTATCCACCGTCACCTGCAATTTTTTTGACCGGCCATAACGCCGGTTCATTTCCCAGTTGAGGCAATCCCGCGCTTTAGCTGGAACATTCATGGTGCTTTCCACTATCACGATATGATTACGCGTACGCATGGTTGCCGCTTCCGGATCGGTCGCGGCGGCCAGTATCATTGAGCCATAGCCGGAATTTGGCGGCAGTTGCGTCGCGGAATTCACCGATAATGACACGCCGGTATAATGAGAAAAACGCTCATCCATGGATGATTCAAACTCTGCTTCTTGAATGTTGATCCCTTGCGCCACGCCGCTGGCCGCTTGCCGGGTGCCAACCCGGGTGAGATACAAACTGCCGTCCGGCAGGTCGTAATACAGCAATCCGGCCCAGCGGCAGACGCGGTCGATAATTTCCTGCGATGACTCGCCCCAATTGAGAGTGAATTGCGGAACGGTCGTCATTCCGGTGACATCTGAAGACACCGTAATCCCATAGGTCGCCGCCAGACGCTGAGCTAGTTGCAATGCCGTCACGTTGCTGATGACGCTGTTGGGCCATATGGCGGAACAATCCACCAGGTCCTCGCATTGACCGCGCCCGCTGGTCTGCACTTCATGGCGTGAACTCGCAATCTTCGGCATCCATCTATCGATATAACCGGTTAACACCACATCGGCGCCAATCTTGACCACACAGGGATCGCCAGGCGTCACCAATTGTTGTTCATCGCTGCCGGGATAATAGTCCATGAGCGACAAATCAAAATCACTGGGCAATTTCTCGATACTGCGTGTCACGCGCAACTGGTCCCAGCCGGTGATGATTTTGTTGTTAATGGTAAGGGTCAGTTCGTCGCTCATGAGGACAGCGCCTTGAAGGTGGATGGCATAAATGCCGGGTGAACCGGATCGGCCATTTTGACTAGCGCTTCGGCGCGGGCGGCATCCTGATACAAACGATTGGCCAGATATAAAGCGGGCAGCGCAGTATTAAAACTGACGGTTTTTATGGGCGCTAAATTTGCGCCCGCGTTTTGCAAGGTGGCAACCACGGTTTCACGCAACACCTGCAATTCACCATAAACTTCGTCATAACCCGCATCGGCAATGGTCCTTGTCACAGTATCAATAACCGTGATCACCCGTGTCAGCACGTTCATCGCATCATCGTAACTGGATGGCGTATATTGCGCGGCGACATTGGCCATGGCGCCGGCGGCCAGCGTAATAAAATAATATTGAGCGGCGGCGGTAATCTCACTGTCGCTGATATCAGGACGGTAGGTGGTATCGCTGAAACCGGCGAGCGTTTCCCATACCAGGATTAAATCGCTTTGGCTCGGTATACTGTTATTGATAGCACTCACCGCCGCCTGAACATTATCCGAAAAATCCGCCACAGAGGTCGAAGCCAGTAGCGTCACTGTCGCCGTATCAATCGTGGCGCGGTTTTCAACCGATGCAGCGATTTTCTGGGCTACCAGAGCCTCATAGTCCGTCGTGTCGGCCGTATTGCTGATGCTGCCATCAGTACTGGAGACGCTACCGGAGACACTGCCGCCGACAGTGCCATCGTTATAGCGGCCATAACGGGTACTGCCAAAGGTGGATTTAAGCGTATTGCTTAAATTCGTCGCCTGGTCAGCAACATTGTCCACCATTGCGGTCCAAAACCCGCCATTGCCGTTCAGAATTCTAAGCGCCTGGGTGACGGTTCGTAGATCCCCGCTGACTTCAGAAATAAACGTGGCGGCGGTTTTGGCCGCCAGCGAAAGCCAGGAGGTATTAACTGTTGAAACGGCGCTGACACTACTGGTAATGGCGAATACTTTCAGTCCCGACTCAATGACAGTCAGGGTAAATTCAAATACGCGCCCGGCGATGCTCTCGCTTATTTGCAAGCCGCCATCGGGTATGCTGACCGTCAGCTCGCCGAGCGTTGGATGAACCAATGTTCCGGGGCCAAGGGTTTCACATGCCGCCACCAGCAAATCCCGTTGCGTCATCACATCCGAAGCGCTATACAGCAGGCTGTCCTGCACGATAAAGCCGTGCAGCGTTAATTTTCGAACAGAACGGCCAATATCCTCAATCATCGCAGTATCACGATAGGGATATTCATGAACCGCCTGGCGCCGGCCAAAGGTTCCCTCGCCTGTTTCAACGGCAAAAGGCACGCCGCGAAATGAAGCCGGGTGGAGATGTTCAGACCAGTTCCAACTTTCGCTGGAACCGCCCAGGATAACGGATAATTTTTGACTTAATATGGACATAGTTTACCCCATAGCAGCGATAATCCGCCTGCGGGTTAAAAATTGTATTGCGCGAGTATCTTGGTGATATTTCTATAACGGAAGCTGCAAAAGCGTTGGGCGGCATTCGTGAATCCGAGAGCTTCCTCACAACCGATCGGTGCTAAATGTTTGCGGACGATTTAAGCATAGGACATTGCGGCAGTCACTTTTGGACCGGTGGCTGTGATAATATTCCTTTTACCCGTTTGACTATTGATGAGTGTAAGTTCAATTTGCATCATTTTACTATTCAAAGTGATGGCATCCGCTATGCCCTGTGGGGAAGTGTAGAGGTTTGATTTATTTCTTGCTTGCGTGGCGTTGATATTAGTCGGTGCTCTGAATAAAGAGGCTGGCTGGAAACCAACCTCATCACGTGACGAAGCAGAAACAGGCTTATGAGTATTTTTATGCCTCGACGGTCTGTCTTTAAAAGGTATAGGGTAGTAATAATTCAATCCAGCCATATTTTTTTCAATATAATTCCGTGTCTCTAAAGGTAAATGTTGCAGCCCATGCTTACTAATATTGCCTGGGCCATCATTATAAGCGGCAATCATTTCTCTAACGTTACCATGAAATTCTCTTAATAAATCCGAAAAATAATGAGCAGCAGCTTCCGATGATTTATTGAAATCCATTCTATCGGCTTTTGTTTTAAGCCCATATTGCCGTCCTGTACCCGGCATAAATTGAAAAGGTCCTTCAGCACCTTTGTTTGAAAGTAAATATTTTCCACCAGCTGATTCAGTCTGGTAGATATTATTCATAAGCCCAGTTGGCAAATGATACTTTTCCTCCTTATTTGATAATACTTGTTGTTTTTGGATATCGACAAACGAAGAAACATCATATACGGGTGATGTCCCTATCAACCCTTTAAGATTCTGCTCCGGCGGCAATACCTTTTTTGAAGTCTTATTATGCTTAGATTTGCTATTCACTTTCCCAGATTGTGGCACCGGAACTGACGTTATATCTTTTTCCCCGCCAATTAGTTGCAATGGCCCAATTAACTTTTCAAGTGCATAGTCATGGGCAAGCATCGGGTTAACAATCGCAGTCTGGGGCACCATACCCAGCGATTTGCTTTTTTCTACCCCCGCATCCTGCTTTTGCGGCAATACATTACCATGTGCATCTTGTGGGGTAATCTTTGGCTTCAATGTATCAGACTTGGATATCATAGCCGGCTTATTGACTTGTATCCCTCCAACTTCTTGCTGAAATTGCAACGCCAGATCCCGAACGCCACTATCAGCCTGCTTTTTTTGACGCAAGCTATCCGTCAAAACATCGATACTTAACGCTAGCTTGTCGGTATTGCTAAGTTGTGGCTGGACACCTCTATCCTTATTGATTTTATCAGAGATCAATTGATCCTGGTTTGTGCGGCTTGTGGCGCTATCTAATTTCCCCTGCGGGATTTTTGCCAGTAAGTTTTCCATTCCAGTTTCAATTTGACTTATGAGGCCATCCAATGAAGCAGACGCCATTTTTACTTCAGTCTTTCCTTTAAATTCATACCGTGCGGCTGCCGCCTTTCCCTTTTCAATTACGCTCTCGGTCTGCCTTAGAACGGGTTCCTTTGTCGCACCACTATTTTTACCATTGCTTATTATGCGCTCTCCTTTTTCCGCAAAATTCACCACCCCCTTTTTCACCCGTTCAATGACGTTGGCCAAACCGTTTAGCCCCACGTTCAGTTCGGTCAGTGTATTCAGTGGTGGGATAGATTTATCGATAGATTGCTTATCGCCCTGGGCA